CGGAGATCTGGGAGCGTTGTGTCTCGATGGGAGGCCTTAGTTTTGAAGCTGAAGCTTCCAGGCTTTCTTCCCACGGGTATGACGTAGTAGGGTCAAGTCGTTATAGTTTTGTCAACAAAACGACGACCATAGCACGCGGTATCTGTACCGAACCCACAATTAATATGTGGTTTCAACTCGGTATAGGTCGAATGCTCGAAAGGAGACTTTCGACGTTCTTTCGAATTGGGTTAGATACACAGCCCGATAAGAATAGTGTGCTGGCTCGTGCAGGTTCGATTGATGGTAGCGTCGCTACCATTGACCTTGAGTCTGCATCTGATTCCTTATCACTCGGAATGTTACGCTTCATGCTGCCTCGCTCCTTTATGGCAGCTTTAGAGATGTTCCGTTGTGAGAGGACGATCCTCCCAACAGGGAGTGAGCTGGAGTTGAACATGATATCTACGATGGGGAACGGTTATACGTTTCCCTTGCAGACCATGCTCTTCGCCGCGGTGGTTACCGGTGTTGCAAGATACTCTCTCAAGGACGGCACTTTAAAGAACCGTCTGTCTGGGAGTAACTTTGGTGTTTTTGGTGATGACATTATCTGTCCCACCGAGATATACCCGCGGGTTCTCCGAGTCTTAACTAAACTCGGATTCACCGTGAACACCGATAAGACCTTTGTTGAAGGTCCGTTTAGAGAGTCCTGTGGCGCCGATTTCTTTAACGGCGTTAATGTGCGCGGAGTCTATATAAAACAGCTCCTTACACTTCAGGATCTTTTTGTAGCCATCAACAGCCTAAACCTCTGGAGTGCCCGATCCGGTATTTGTCTAAACCGGACCGTCGTCTACCTTGCTGAGTGTGCGGGACGACTTTGCCCCGTACCACTTGACGAGAATGACGATTCAGGCATCAAGACTCCGAGCAGTTACCTTAAGTCTAGAAAGTCTAACAAGCACGGAGCATTGCAATACACTGCATATGTTCCGCGCGAGTATGCTTTCTACATACTTGGTGATTGCGTCTGGACGTTTAGGGACCAGGTGAGACGAAGTTATAACCCTGCGGGGTTGTATATAAGTTTCCTTGGAGGCTATATAAGAGGAGAGCGAATTCTACTTAGGCAACGAAGAATTCGCTATACGACAAGACGGAAGATAACCCCTAGATGGGATTACTTTCCT